AGGCTGCGCATTTTGCTACGTTAATGCCGGCTTTCGAGGATACCGTGGAACGGGCTTGATTACGGTTCCGATTAACTACGGTGAGCAAATACGAGTTCAACTAAGTAAAATGAAACGTTCAGCTGCCGGCTACTTCTCTTCGTTTACTGACCCTTTCTTACCTCTTGAAGACTTGTATCATAATACTCAACGAGCGGCTGAAGAGTTTGTAAAGCTAGGCTTGCCTATCTTCTTCTTAAGTCGTCTTCGATACCCTAGTTGGTCTATCGATTTACTTAAGCAAAGTAAGTACAGTTACGCTCAGAAGTCTATCAATACTCCTAACGCAGAAGATTGGCGGCTACTCTCTCCAGGAGCATTACCGCTCGAAGACCACTTAGAAGATATTGCTAGACTTAGAAGGAACGGTATCTACGTTAGTATTCAATGTAATCCTATCGTTCCAGGCGTAGTAACTCATTCAGACGTAATTAAGCTATTTGAGAAGCTTTCGAAAGCTGGGGCTAACCATGTCATAGTTAAGTTCGTAGAAGCCGGTTATAGCTGGGCGGGTACGATGGTAGAACGAATCAAGCGAAGATTCGGAGAGGAACGTGGGGGAGAATTTGAGCGACTGTTTACGGAAAATATAGGCGGACAGAAAACGATAGAGGAGAGCTACCGCTTAACCGGTCATAAGCTTTACTCCGCTGCGGCTAGAAAATTTGGAATGACTTACGCTACTTGTTATGAATACAAGATGCTTAGAGATACTTCCGGTAACATTATAGACAAGACCGGGGTAAGTATCGGAAGAGAGTTTACTACCGCTGAGCAATGTCATGGTCAACGTGTACCTATGTTCACGAGAGACTCTGAAAACGAGCTATTCAAAGAGGTTAAAGAGTGTCCGCCTAGCGGTTGTCTTTATTGCGCTAGTGAAAACAACGGAGAACCTCGTTGTGGAGATACTCTAGCTGGTAAAGCTCCCGCTCTTCGTCTAGTTGATTTTAAGATTCCTATTATCAAAAAGAAATCTGAGTAATGGACGTTATAAGCTTTGGTAAAGCTCTTTTAGAGCGTAATGACCTTGATCCTATCTACGTGATGCTTTACGAGTCTTCTTTGTCTCAGGAAGAGCTTAACGAGTGGTTGTTAGCCTATTGGAGCTTTTACCATAGTGGAACGTCTAGCTTGATTGTAGATAGTTCTAACTATTGGAATACTTATAAAGCCGCTTGCGAGTCTAAAGAGTTTCCTAGAGGTCACGAACGAAGACACTTTAGAGCGAAGATAGCTAGTCAATCTTATTTAGACTTATCAAATAAGTTTCCTACTCCTAGTTTAGCTGTAGAATCTCTTAAATCAGCTAGAACGTTAGCGGAGGTAACGGAACGGGTTAAGATTTGGTATGGATTTGGAGATTGGATAGCGTTTAAGGTAGCTGATATGCTAGAACGTTTAGCGTTAGCTCCGATAGAATTTGAAGTTGATAGAGTTTTCTTATTTGACTCTCCTAAGAAAGGAGCGAAGATACTTTGGAACTCTATTAACGGAAATATCGAACAACCTAAATCGGTAGACCTAGCTAATTGGGCTAGTGACTTTATAGTTGGAAACTTACCTTGGTATGCTCCCCCTCGTTACGAACGAATAATAAACGTTCAAGAAGCGGAGACTATACTTTGTAAGTGGAAAAGCTATTTAGGCGGACACTACAAAATAGGAGAAGACGTAGAAAGCCTACAAAGAGCTTTATTACGTTTTCCAAAATGTAAACTTAGTCAAAAACTTTATAAAGCTTGTAAACGAGGAGAGTTATGGAACTAGAAACTGACTTACTAGTTATTGGAGCGGGTTATTGGGGAACGGGAGTTACTTTGAAAGCCTTAGAAAGAGGTATAAAAGTTATAACTCTTGATGACAACGATAAGGAGAGCGGTAGCCGGAACGCTTCAGCCGTATGTGATCCTAAAGCTTATGATAGCGAAATTTTTGCTAAGTACTTTCCCTATGATTGGACGAAGAAAGACTTAGAAGAAAGCTTAGAATGGCTTTTAACGAAAGGAGCTTATATTGTAAAAGAATACTTTTGGAATAAATATCAGGGTTCTTCTCCTAGACTTATGCCTAGAGAAATCTTTTACTTAGAAACTCCTCAATATCTTACTTCTCAAATCGTTCCTCTTAATGGAAAAGTAGTAAGTATTTTTCAACGTCGTAACTTAAGTAAGAAAACTTCAGAAGGTTGGACAATAGTTTACGAAACAATTGATAAACTTACCTGTAAGGTTATTCAAAACTTAATAACTTGTAAAAAGCTAGTAATAGCTTGCGGATACCGAACGGATGACGTAGTTGAGTTAATAAGTCCTAATCTAAAATTAGGAGTGGGTAAGCTCTACGGTAGAGGAATTAACGCCAAAGGTACTCCTAACACTTCGCTACCTGTTTCTATAATGATAAAGCCCTATGTTAAGCATACCGTAAGAGCTTGGAAAAACGGTATTTTCAAGATTGGAGATACTTGCGAAAAGAAAATCTCAGATACTAAGTTTAACAACTTAGAAGCAGTAGGAAGAGAAGCTTTAGATAACTTCGAAATAGTAGAAGTTACCGCTGGTTGGCGTCCAACTCTTCCTAAGTTTACCGTAGCGAAGCTCCTAGAAAATCTAGTAGTGGCTACTGGTGGACATCGTCTTGGTTTAGGGGTAACGGGTTTAGTAGCTTCGAAAGTTCTTAAGGAGTTAAAGTATGATAGATAAATATCAAATAGACTACTATCAAACTAAAGGTTGGAAATCTAAAGATAGAAAGTTCGAAATTCCCGGTTGGGAGACGAAGTTACCTAAAGTAGATTTAAGCCTTAACAAAGAAATCCTTCTAAGATACTTAAAAGACAATTGGACTAATCTTACCAACCTTCCTATTCGATTTAGACCAGGTTGGGGAAGTTATCGTTGGCAATACTCTCCTAAGATTCCTCAACTAGCTGTAGAGTTAGGAGCTAGCCTAATAGATACAGCGGAGGGTTATGGATTTGGAAAAGTAGAAACGGAGCTAGGAAAAGCTTTAGAGAACGTCAGCCTAGGTGACACTATCTTAGCTTCTAAAGTAAGCCGCAATCACTTATCGTCGAAAGCTCTTTACTCAGCCGCTCTTCGCTCTAGGGATAAGTTAAAGCGTACTATTGACCTATATCAAATTCATTGGTATGATCCGAAATACCGTTGGGAAGATATTTTTGAGACGCTAGCGAAGCTCCTAGAAGAGAAAGTAATTCACTACGTAGGAGTTTGTAACTGCTCCGTTCAAATGTTAGCGGAAGCTAGAGAAGCCGCTTATACCCAAGGTATTGAAATAGTCTCTAATCAAGTAGCCTACAACTTAGAAGTTCTTCCGTACCGAAGCTTACTTAAGGAGTATTGCGACGGAGCTAATATTCATTTAATCGGACATAGTCCTTTAGGTCAAAAGAAGCCTAACGTAAACCAGAAATTGCCCTTTAGAGAGTTCTTAGATAGCGGAGTTGTACCTATTCCTGGAACGAATAGCCTAGACCATTTACGAACCAATATGCAAAAATAAAACCCACCTATTTCTAAGTGGGTTTTAGGAGCTAACAAAATCTAAGAACTTCGCTAACTAGGCTTTAGGAAGCTTTTCTACGGCTTTCTTACCTTTAGCGGTTAAGTCGTAAGCTAACGGAGAACCTTCGAGGTGGATAGGCTTAACTAAGCCTAAACCGATTAAAGAACCTTCTTCGACTTTCGAAGGATCAGCGTGACCGACTAAAGAGCAATAACCACTCGTAATTTCGGTAGCTTCCGCTAGCTGAGTACGAGTCATTTGACCGTTAGAAGAAAGGGCCAGCAAAATTTTGACTTTAGCTTTCGACAACTTTACGTCTCCTACCGTAGCCGAAGCTACTTCCGAAGCTTTCTCTTTAGCTTCCTTCGAAGGTTTAGCCGAAGCTTTCTTCGTAGGAGAAGGAGCGGAAGCGGTAGGAGCTACGGTAGCCTTTTTAGCGTCCTTCTTAGAAGGAGCGGGAGAAGGAGCGGAAACTACCGGGGCTTTCTTCGTAGGCTTCTTAGCCGAAGCTTTAGGAGCTTCTACGGCTTTCTTAGCGGAAGCTTTCTTAGCTGAAGGCTTCTTAGCGGAAGCTTTAACTTCAACAGCGGCTTCAGTAACTTCTTCGTTAACGATTGGAGATTCAATAGCAACCATTTTTCTGACCCTTTTGAAAACTTACTTACCTTAGAGGAGTCTTAAGCACCCCGCTTAAGTTCTTTCCTCAACTTCGATTAAAGGTATTCGAAGTATCGAAACTAAGCAATAGCTAAGTTTAGAAATTCTGATAAGGATTTCGAAGTATAATCGAAGTAGGTGGAAATAGATTGTAAATTACTGGAGAAAGTCAATGAAGAAATTTTCGGAAATTTTTTGCGATATGGATGAAGTTCTAGCGGACTTTATCGGAGCTGCCTGTAAAGCTCACGGAGTTACTCGACAAGAACTAGAGCGGAAGAGAAAGCCGGGAGACTGGAACGTAAATGAAGCTTTAGGTATCGGAGACGAAGAATTTTGGAGACCAATTAACGGACTTGGAGAACGTTTTTGGACGAAGATAGAACCGCTACCTTGGTGTATTACCTTCTACGCTAAGCTCTTCGAGTACGCTAATAACGTTATCGTTCTCTCTTCTCCTAGTGAGCACCCTGGTTGTTATAGCGGTAAGTATACCTGGATTAGAAAGATACTTGGCCCCAAAGTTAAGTTCTGCCCGTTTAGCGAAAAGCAATTGTTTTCTAAGCCAAATAGGATACTTATCGACGATAGAGAGCTTAACCTATCTAAGTGGCTAGACTTAGAAGATAGCGGAGACGTTGTACTGTTTCCTTCTCAAGGTAATCGGCTTCACTCGTTAGCAGAGTTTCCTACGGATTACGTTTACAACAAATTAGAGGGAATGCTTAAAGCCGCTAACAAGGCTACGTTCCCTTTCTCTCGTGACTAATACTATTTACTTACCTTCCTTTCAGGAGAACTTAACGTGGAATTTACTTTTGCCGATATCAATGACGCTTATTGTACTATTGTAGGAATGTTTAAGGACTTTATTAACAACGGAAGTCCTAAAAGCCATCCTTATCTAAAACGTAGTACTAGCCGTAACGGAGACGTTATAAGGTTCAAAGAACCTGTTACAATTCACTATCTCTTACCTTCCGAAAGAGTCTTACTAAGTCCTGACCGTAATGAAAATCCTTTCTTTCATTTGTATGAAGCTCTTTGGATGCTCAACGGAAATTGTGACGTAGCTCCGTTAGCCGCTCTTAATTCGAATATGAAGAACTACTCTGACGACGGTAAAACGTTTAACGGAGCTTACGGAAGACGTTGGAGAAGAGCTATCATTAACGAAAACAGCCCTTTTGAAAAAGAAGTTGATCAACTTTATTTAATAATCGAGCATCTTAAACGTCAAAAAGATTCTCGTAGAGCGGTTCTACAAATGTGGAACGTTAGTGAAGACTTATTAAAAATTGAAGGAGTTACGGGATACTGTAACTATGACGATTTTAAGTCTTTTAGTAGGGACGTTTGCTGTAATACGGCTTGCTTCTTTGACGTAGACGAAGACGTTCTAAATATGTCGATTACTAACCGAAGTAACGACGCTATTTGGGGGCTACTAGGAGCGAACTACGTTCACTTTAGTTTTCTACAAGAGTACGTAGCCGCTCACTTAGGAGTCAAATTAGGAAGAATGACCGTATTCTCTAATAACGTTCATACTTACGTTGATAAGTTTAACGTTAATTGGGATATTGAATACGTAAAAGAAATTACTTCTCTTAAGCTCCTATACAATAATTTAGAAAATCTCCAAAATTGGCAAGGAGACTTAACTAAGAACAAAAATTGTTTTAGAAGTTTCGGATTAAATCAACAAGTAAATGATTTTGATTTAGACTTACCTAATTTTGTAGCTCACTTTGACTTGTCTATTAGAAATATAGGCTTCTTAGAAGACGTTGAACAACTAGAAGGTAAAGATTGGAATCATAGTTTCTTACAAGAAGTAGCTAAGCCTTTACTTCTAGTTTTCTTCTTTCATAAAAACGGCTATTACGCTAAAGCCGCTTATTGGCTAGAGAAAATAATTCATTATGAATGGCAACGAGCGGCTATGCGTTGGATACGTCAACGTTGGTTAGCTAATGGATGTACAGAAGCTTTAGAAGCTCTTGACTATTTACGAACCAACACTAATTTCAAAACTCTCGAAAAAGATTTGAGCAAGTAGGATTACTATGAACTTTCCTCCTGTATTAACTAAAACCGATTTTGTAAGACGTTTCGAAGAAGGAGAATTTGGTAACCGTTCTCCTACTTGGAAAAGCTTAAAAGATTACTACTTAGCTTTAGAAGAAAGAGTAGGAGAAACTGTAAACTGGCATGGAACGTATCATCTAAGAAATCGAATTAAGGGAGGTAAAAGTTGGTATGACTTAAAGCCCTTCGAAGTTTTAGAAATGGCTAGGAAAGCCGTTAAAAAACAAGAAGCTACAGAAGAAAGTTTATACGTAGCCGAAATGTGTCCAACGTCTAAAACGATATTAGTGGGCGAAGTCTTTCGAGGAGTAGGTGGCCTAAATTTAAGCTATCGAACGGAAGCGGTTACTATGCGTCAAGCTCAAGCAATGGGCTTTAAGTTTGTTAAAGGTTACGTAGCTAAAGTTACCTTACAGCATCGAATGGATACCGATTCTTACGAGTGGCTTGAATACCTTTTAGATACTTACGAAGACCACGTAGTTGAGTTTACAACTTTAAGTACGTGTTGGGGTGTAGTTCCTCGTTGTAATACTTTGTTTTGGGAGGTAAGAAAATACTAATGAACCTTAACGAATATCAAAACTTAGCCAGACGAACTATCTGCCCTCAAGGAGCGGCTTTAGATAGAATTGACGATATGCCGGCAGTAGACGGAGTGATGTTAATGCACTCCCTAGTTCGTTTAAGTACGGAAGTAGGAGAACTAGCTAGAGTTGTAGAACGTTACGTATGGTATCGTCAAGAATTTAGTAGACTTGACGCTATCGCTGAAGCTGGAGATATTCTTTGGAGTATCGCTGAAGTCTGTACGGCTTTAGGAATTTCTTTAGAAGAAGTAGCTAAAGGAAATAACGCTAAACTTAAAGAGAAGTTTCCAGACAAGTTCGACTTTGAACGAACGAAGGAAGAGAACCGAAATAGAGCTTTAGAAGATAAAGCCGTACAAGACCAATTACAAATTCAACTTGACGCTGACGCTCCTAACTACGAAAAAGATAACCATGCCTAAGATTGACGATAAACCGGAAGGAATAAAGGCTTACGAATTTCACGGATTGGAATTCACTAAAGATACGGACAAAGACGATTGGATCGGTATTTGTCCTTTTTGCGGGAGAGAAAAGTTTAGCGTAAATATCAATAACCATTTTGGTCGTTGTTGGGCGTGTAACGTAGGTAACGTTAAAGGAGGAATGAACCCTACTACGTTTATACGAGAAGTTCACGCACGTTCTATAACGACTACTACAAAAGCAGATTACGAAGAGCTAGCTCACGAACGGGGCTTACTCTATCCTGAAACGTTAAAAGAGTTAGCGATTGTAAAGTCGTTCATAACTAATCGTTGGCTTGTACCTGGATATAATATTGATAAAAAGATGACTGGACTTTATCAATATATTTCTATCTACAACGCAGAGAAAAAGAAACATCAAAAGCTTCTTCTTCCTACACCAACGTTAGGAGCTCATCTATTCGGAATGAACGTTTGGGAGTCTAGGAGAAAGACCGCTTTCTTGATCGAAGGTCCGTGGGACTTAGCCGCCATCTACGAGCTTTTAGGGAAGGTTACGATGACGACTAAGCTAAGTAAGACTAAATCGATTAACTCCTCTCTACGAATGACTACGAATGTCGTAGGAATACCGGGATGCGGTAACTGGTCTACTTCTTGGAACAAGCTCTTCCTAGAGGTAGATACGGTAGCTACTATGTTTGACAACGATCACGAGAGACTAACGAAAGACGGAAGAGTACAACTACCTCCCGGCTATACGAATACTCGTAGAACGATTCAACTTTTAGCCGAACTTCCCGTAAGACTTCGTTACTTGAAATGGGCGGACGAAGAACAAGAAGAGCAGCGATTTAATAAAGACCTTCCTGACGGCTGCGACGCTAGAGATATTCTTTCAGGAAAGCCGTTTAAGGATAACAACGACAACTTAGATAAGCGTATACCTCAACTAGAATACCTTATCAATAAAGTAGTCGAAGTTCCCGATGAATGGCGTACCGAAGCGGCTAGAGAAAATAGAAGAGCTAAAGGTTTACTTGTAATTGATCCTACGGATTGTAGCGAATTTGAACGAGTAAGAGACGCTTGGGCAGACGCTATGCGTTGGAGAGACGACTTAGAAAGAGTCTTGATAACGATGTTAGCAGTTTGTATGTCTACCGAACAAATAGGTGACCAATTATTTCTTCAAATAATAGGAGACGCGGGTTCAGGTAAGACTAAGTTTTGTGACGCTCTTTTGATATCTAAATACTGTTACCCTATCGAACACTTAACCGGCTTTCATAGCGGTTATAAGGGTGATGGCGGGAAAGGTTACTCTCTTATTGATCGTATCAATCGGAAGACGTTAGTGACTCCTGAAGGAGATACTATAATTAGCTCTCCTAAGTTCGCTGAGATTATGTCTCAACAACGTCGTATCTTTGACGGTACTTCGGGAGCTAGCTATAAGAACAAGTTAGAGGACGATAGGCAGACAGGCTTACGTACTCCTTGGATTATGGCCGGCACTCCCGAACTAATGTTGAATAGCGATCAATCTCGATTGGGTGACCGCTTTCTAAAAGTATTTATCAATACTCCCGATACAGAAGAACGAAGAGCCATCTTACGTTCCGTAGGTAAGACCGCTCTAGCTAACGTCAAGATTAAATCTTCTAGCGAAGCGGATAAACAACTTGATCCTAAAACGTTAAAGGCTTACCAATTAACGGGAGGGTACATAAATTATCTTCGCGAAAACGTAGAAGAAATTTTAGGTAAGATAGAAGTAGATGAAGACTACGTACTAGGCTTTAGCTCCTTCCTTGGAGAGTATGCCGCTGACCTTCGTGCTAGACCTTCTAAGAAAGAAGAAGCTCACGACAATAAAGAACTACCGACACGCCTAACGCATCAACTAGTTCGGATGAGTCTTTGTGTTGCTGGAGTTCTTCAAAAAGAGAACGTTGATAACGAAGTCTTGGCGATTACTAAACAAGTAGGGTTGGATACGAGCAGAGGGGTAACGGCAGACATCGTTCAGTTCCTCTACAAGAGAGAGAACGGAGCGGAGTTGCCTGAGTTAATTGATAGAGTGTCTCGTTCAGAAGAAACCGTTGATAAACTATTAAAGTTCATGAAGAACTTAGACATTCTTGATTTTAAGAGTCCGCCTAAAAAGCTAAATTCTTTTATGCCTACTTACAACGCTCCTCCTAGATGGATGTTGTCGGAACGGATGAAAGAACTTTGCGAAGAAGTTAACAAGCTCTAGTACATAGTCTTTTTACTCGTTGAAAACTATTTAGGAGAGACGTATGTCAGAAGCCGCTTTGAAGGCTAAACTTGAAGAAGAGTTTAGCCAAGTAAATTATGCCGCTGAAGAAGGAAGGAAGGGGCCATTCGCTATCTTCCAAAAATATCTTGACCGCTTGATCGAGTTGATTCAAAGTTCCGATGTCGTTAACGTTCCACGTCCTCAATTTCTCGACATCGCGGGAGGTATCTACGACAAGTATATCCTTCCTATCGACTTGCCTGGACCAGTTCCCGATACCTTTATTGATCCTCTTCTTCGTAAGATTTGGGTCAATCAAGCCGGAAAGATTTATGATCGTTTAACTAAAGCCGAATAAGCTTTAGAGAACGTTCTGCTAATTGGGTGCTTCGGAAGATAACTTAAGCCAACCTTTAATCGGGTTGGCTTTCTTTTTATTGGAGACGTAAAATGGCTGAGGCAAGCTTTAGAGCTTCCGCTAACTTAGAGATACTTCGAGTATTAGATAGAGTTAGATTAACGATAAACGCCAACGGGGGTAGCGTTAGCCTAGACTTCTCTACCGAAGGAGCTTTAGAGCTTTCGAGAGTCCTAGCGAAAGCCGCTGGAGAACCTTACGAGGAAGAGACGAAAAAGGAAGATTGAAATTATTTTCGAAAATCTTTCAAAAGGGTATTTACTTTCTTCAATAGATAGTCGATACTACTCTTGTTGGCGAGAAACTAAACTTAAACGAGGGAAACGAAAATGAACGACTTAGTTAAAACGGCTGAAGGTGTTAAGAGCTTCCTAGAACTTCTTAAGAGCTTAAAAGGAAGAGACGTAGTAGAACTTCGAGGAGCTAAGAAAGAAGCGGCTAAAAGCATTCTAGCTGACTCTCTAGCGGTTATAAAGCTTCTAGCCGATTTCTCTAACGTAGGGGTAGAAGTTCTCTTAAATTCCTACAATCTCGAAACGGCTTTTGAAAACGTAAATCAAAATAAAGTTATGTGCGAAAATTACATCGAAGGACTTTATCTTGATCCTGCCGTAGAAGCCGAAGACTTCATAAGTTTAGCTCAAACTATGGGATTTACTGTAAAGAGTTTCGATACTTTACCTTCAGGAGACATCGTAGCGGAGGGAGAGTACCTCCTAGCGAAAGATAAGAACGGGAACCTACGAGGAAGTTTTTATTCAGGAAACTAAGAAAAAGTTCAAAAAGGGTATCGACTTTCTTCAATGAATAGTCGATACTCTTAATTGTCGGGAAGAGATTACTAACCTAAAACGAAGGAAACGAAAAATGACTAAGATTAAGAGCTACAAAGATTTCTCCGAAACTGTTAAGAGCTTCGATGAAGAAACTTGGGGATTGTTCTTAGGAGCGGAAGAGTGGACGCTAAAGGACGGAACAGTTGTTGACCCTTTCTATCGTCTTTACGATGGCTACTACGTTCTAGGAACTAAAATTGGAGTTTTCTTCTGCAGCGATAAAGACGAAGTTTGCCTTCATCGTTTTGAACGAAGTACTCCTACGGCTATTAAGCGTATTCTTCACTGTCTACCCGCTACTCTTAAGGAACTTATCGAAGAGTATCCCGCTATCGCTGACGCTCTATAATCTAAGAAAGCTCTAAGGAGAGAATCTAAGTGGTTCTCTCCTTAGTTAGCTCTACTTTTACCTTCTCTAAGTTCTAGCTCTTTAGGAACCCAATATCATGACCGTAGACCTTTCTAAGTTAGATAGCCTACTTAACTTAACCGAAGCGGAAAAAGCTTCTCCCGATAGCGAAGGAGTTAGAGGGAGAAAGGCTAGTAAGCTTCTTTTAGCGAAGGGTTGGACTCTAAAGAGAGTTAGTAAACGAAGCTTTCCTATTTGGGTAAGTCCAGCGGGAAAGACGGTAGAAGGAACCGCTGTAGAAATAATTTTGAAAACTTTCTAAAATTCTTCAAATACCTCTTTACTTTTTCAACCTCTTAGTCGATACTCTTACTTGTCGGAAGAAATTACTAAACGAAACGAAGACGAAGGAAACGAACTATGACTATCTCGAAAGCCAAAGAATACTCTTCTAAAGAGGTAAAGTCCGCTCTCTTTAACGTTATCCGTGAAAACCTAGACGTTAAGACGATTCCCGGTAATCTCGAAACTTTATTTTGGAAAAGCTACGGTGAAATAACTATCGGCTGTAACGCTACCCTTCTTCCTAAAACTTCAATTAGTCCAGCTAGTTGTGGAAATATGGGGTTACTCTTCGAAGAAGTCGAACTAGAAATTGATTACGCTGTCGTTAACCTTCCTAAAATGGACGATAACGGAGACTACGTAATGGAAGACGGTAAGTTTGTTAAGGTTCCTACGCTAGCCGTTCGGATTAGTTTCTCCTATAGCCTTAAAGACGGAGGAACTAACGGAGCTTCGAGAACTTTTAAGGTAACTCTCTAAGTTGTTAGAGTAGTTGAAGTTAGGAGCTTTTTGAAAATATCTTAAAAATAAATTCAAAAAGCTCTTTACTTTTCTTCAACCGTAGTCGATACTTCTCTTAGTTGAAGACGTTACTAACTCAAAACGAAGGAACCGAACGATGTATATCAAATCTAAGAACGTTAGCTGGTCGAAAGAAAACGGTATTTGGAGAGGAGTGATAGAAGCTAGCGAAGCTGGTCTTCCTCCTGGTAGCTGGCCGGTATCTATCTTAGTAGAAGGAGTTAAGGAGTCAAAAATATTCGTTGACGAAACTCTTCCTCACCCTAGCTCTATCGCTAAAGCTAACGAAGAAGGAAGAAACTATCGAAGTCAGTGTGGTGGCTTATATATTAAAATTTTGAACGACTAACGAAGGAACCGAAAATGAAAGAAATTGTAAGAGTAAAAACGGCTAACGACGAATTTTTGAAGAAAGTCTATTTAAGTGATTTTGTAGCTATCTTAGATAAGCTAGCCTTTCGTCCTCTCTACCGAACTTACGCTAACGCTGAAAAAGAGTTCTACTTAGTCGTTCATCCTTACGGGGTAGACTTCGCTAGCGAAGGAGTAGAACCGATTAGGCTTATTACGGCTACCTTAGATGAAGATGCCGCTTTCGTCATTCTAGGAGGAAAGCCGAAGACGTTAGAAGGACTCGTAGAAGTCTTTCCTACTATTCGAAAGCTCCTAAGCTAGCGGCTAGTTCCTCTCTAATCCGAAAACGAAAAACACCTAGCTATGAACGGCTAGGTGTTTCTCTTTTACGCTCTAAGAAGCTTCGGTGGGTAACTAGGTGCCCTAAAGCTCTAAGCCCTTCTAAAGGCATCGTAGGGGGTTAGAAGAGCTTTCTTAAGTTCTTCTCTAACTGTCTTCGTAAGTTGTCTTCTACCGTTTCGTAAGGCATCCCTAGAACGGAAGAGATAACCGGGGCTACTTCTTCCTCTTTAAGCTCCGAAGAGCTTTCTAACGAAGGGCTAGGAGCTTCGGTAGGCTTCTCTATGGCTTTCTCTTCCTCCTTCTTTTCAGGAACCGTAACGACGGAAGAGAGTACTACCCTATAACGGAAGTCTTCCCCGCTAAGCTCTTCCCGTAAAAAGCTTACATGAGCGGAAGTTCTACGAGGATCAACGGCTAAGTCTTTCAATTCGTAGTAGCCGTTCGGATTAGTTAGAATCCAATGAGCGTATACGCCTGCCTCTTGAAGGCTAATAAATTTCCCTAGCTCTATCTCTTCCGTAGCTAGAGCGTGTAAGAATTTGACGACATAGTCAATTCTACAACGATGACTGACTACTCTTCCGCTTCTCGTATGAGGTATGATAGGTCCACGAACTACGTAGATGTAAAACGTAGGATTTAAGTGTTCTTTGTAGGTTTTCAATTTAATCTCCTCTTATAAGTTTCAATATCTTCTCCCATTTCCGCTAGAACGTTTCTAAGCGGTAAACCGCATAAGTCTACGTGTTGGCGAAAGGTTCCCTTATGTTGAATTAAGACAACCTTTACTCCCGCTCTTATCGCTACCTCTCTTAGAAACTCTTCGTCCATCGAGAGTAAGTGAGCGATAGGATAACCTTGTTCTACGTCTCTTCGAAAACAACGAGGAGCTTTCGAAGTTACGAAGAAGTGTAAGTGTAATGCTGAGTTAAGTTCGCTTTCTTGTACGTGTAAGTAAGCTTCCCTTATCTCTCTTTCTAAAAAGATTTTCAACTTAGTTCTCCTAAGACTTTACTTTGTATAACTTTTCGATTCCTAATTTTTCTCCCGTATTAGCGGTTAAAGAGCTAGGTAATCTCTTACAAAATACTTCTTCAAAATCTTCTGGGCAATAATATTCACTTACAAACACGTAATGCCCTAGTTTACTTTGAAATCTACACCAATCGTAAAATTGTTCGTGACAAAATCTATATTTGTAATTTGTAGTATTTTTGTAAGGAGGGTCACAATAAATTAAAGAATTTTTTGGAATTTTTAACTTAGTGTAATCGCAATTAACTAAAATTACTCCTTTAAGTAAGGGAGATTGACGTAACGCATTTCTATAAGCTTCAGCTACGTAATCTCTCTTACCTAACCTGTCTCTACGCCAACCGCCCAAATACTTTCCCCCGTAACTAAAAGCAAAACTAGCGTATTCTTTGTAAAAACAATTGTTAGAGGGTAATCTTAAATTTTTATAATCATTTTCGTCAAACTCCAAGTTATTTTTAGGAAGCTCTAAAACTCTGTCTCTTATAGTTATCAAAGCTTTGATAGCCGTATAATCTACGTCAGAGCCTATTCTAAGTCATGTAAACAACTCTATAGAATTACCACCTCCTACAAAAGGTTCTACGTACCAACGACAATTTAGACGAAATGGACTAAGAATTTGTAATAAATCTTTAGCCAATCTCTTCTTACTTCCCATATACTTCAACTTAGTTCTCCTTCGTACTTTCCCCAGCAAAGTCTATATCAAAACTCATTCCTCTTATCTCTTTGAGAAGTTCTAAGTTAGCTTGAGATAACTTATTAGACTCTTCAGAAGATAGGGGAAGTTCGTCAAAAGACTTTACTTTATTAGACTCGTTAGGACGACTATAAGAGAATCTAAGTGTCCGTATTCCTACCTCATCTAACTCTTTTAACTTCTTAAGAATTAAAGCTACTGTTTTCTTTAACTCTTCTACTTCCTCCTTAACCTCCTTATCACGCTCCTCTCCACTCCTATCATCTACCTTACTCTCTAACTCCTTCTTACGTTCTTCCTCTTTAAGACGATCATGTACCAATTGTTCTTGGATGTTAAAATAGATTCTAAGCTTATTCTTAACTTTCTCCGTATCTACCTTATGAGACAGTAAGAGATTGGTAGGGTTAACTAACGCTAACTCTCTAGCTTGCTGCTTAATTAAAACATCAAAATTAGGAGTTTCAGAATCATAAGCTACTTCGTTCTCTTCCATATACTTAGCTACCTTCTCAACTAAGTTCTCGTAGAAAACGTCCAATAGAACTTTATTAGAATGCTCTTCCATTTCTTCTTCGCTAGGAACTTTTGGTCCCCTCTCTACGTCTTCTCCTTCCTTAAGCGATTGCTTAGGAGCGGCTTCTATTTCTCTCTTCTCCTTATACCAATCGTCGTTTCTACGCTTAGGAGTAACCGTTACGAACTTACCTGGTTTTAGTTCTTCTACCTTCTCTTCAGGAGACGCTAAAGCGGCTTGCTCTTCTTTCTTAGATAGCTCTTCTTTCCAAATCTCTTTTAGAGCTTTTTCTATCTTATAGAAAAATAAAGTTTCAAAATAGCTAATTTTGAAAAACTCTTCTTTACCCAGTTTTCTACATAAGTCTTTAACTATTCGTTGAAAACTTACGAAGGTAGAGAGTTTCCTAGTTTTGTTCTTAGCTAAGTACTCTTTGATTTTAGGTAATTCGTAAAGAGCTTTCGCTATCTCTTTGTATTTACGTTCTACGCTATTCTCTTCGTACTCTACTACTACGTCAAAGTAATCCGCCCAACTAGGAAGCTCTACGTTAGTTATCTTTTTTACGTTGTCGAAGAGCTTTAGTACTAGCTCTCCTTCTTGTACGTAAATCTCTACTAAACGTTTTACGATTCTCTCCATAGAATTAAGACGTTTGTAAAAGAAAGGATTTTGAATTATTTGAGCTTCTCTTTGTTCGAGTAGTTTAGCTTTTCTAAACTTCTCTACCCATTCTTTAATACAAGTACGATGCGTACCGTGTAGAAGAGTTTCTTTGATACCGTTCTTAGCTATCTCTTCGAGAAAGTAAGGAGCTTTAGCTTTAGCGATGATACGAACAATTACCATTTGAGTTACCTTTTAAGAGTGAAGAAAATAGTTGACGACTAAAGATGACGAAAGCCAGGATGATCGGGAGGAAGTGGAGCGAAAGGGTTGTCTTCCGTAGGCTCCTCTTTAGGAGTTGGATCAAATACGGAGGTCTTATCGTATTCCTTTATGTTAGGAATAGCTTCAGGAATCTCTACCTTGACTTTAGGAGGTAGAAGAGCGTAGGTAAGCTTAAGCTCTAATCTATCCGCCCAATTAGGTAATTTGATAGAAGCTAAAGTATCGTAGATACTAGTTGTGTGTAGCTTAGGATAATACTCGCATTGAGTATAGCAAGTTTGAATAACTACTCCCGGTATAAACTTACTTTCAATTTCTTCTACAATCTCTTTTAAGGCAGTATTACTGTAAGTGTCGGTAGTTACGTTAGCCCAAGATGCTTGAGAGATTTTACTATGAGAACGAAAGGTACGAATCCAAGTAAGGAAAGAATCCATAGCGGGTCTGTCAATAGCTATCTTATGTTTTAGACATTCTTTTACGTAAGCAAGGTAGGTATTTATTGGGGGCTTAGCGATGACTTCGAGAGTTAACGTAATGGCGGTCATTTGTTGGTTCTCCGATAGAAAATAGTGGTGGACTAATAATCTTATTCTAGCGGATTAGATAGGGTAGGTTTACGAAAGAAAATTAGTTTCAATATCTTTTCTTGATCGAAAAATAGGGTAGAGTAAATTGGGGTTGCCTAATATAAGGTATGAGTAGGGTTTAATAAGATGCGAACTACCAAATTGAAACCTTCAAAAAGAGGTATCAGTTCAAAGACTCTAAATCAGTTGACGACTCAACAGCAAATATTCATTAAGGAGCTTTTAGCAAGTCAAGACTTTAATGCGAGCGAAGCTGCGAGAAAAGCTGGGTATAAACATCCTGGTACTTCCGCTACGAAACTACTTAATAACAAGTTGATTTCGGCTGCGATTGGTAAAGCTATTTATGAACGTTCAACTAAGTTAGAGATAACGGCTGAACGAGTATTACAAGAGCTAGCTCGAATAGCTTTTGCTAATCCGCAACAAATGTTCGGTACTCACGGACAGCTACTAGAAATATCGGAAATGTCCGAAGACGTAGCTAGAACAATAAGCGGTTTTGACGTAGAAGTTCGTACTTCTAACTACGGAGAAGAAGAGACGACTACCACGACTATAAAGCCTAGAATGTGGAATAAGCTAGAAGCTCTTAAGCTCCTTATGAGTCATTTAGGCATGACGCTTCCTGGCGATAAACTTAAGCTAGAAGGTAGTGTAAACTTTATAGCTCAAATGATAGCGAAGGTTGAATCGTCTGCTCCTAAGATATTAGACGGAGCAGTAATTGACGCTGTATTAGATAACGTTCAAGCTAGAACGGAAGCTAAGTAATGAATCCAGAAGTTCTCTTAGACCCAGTCAAGTTTATTAACTTATGCTGGCCTGATATCGTTATTTACGATAAGCAAGCCGAGATTCTCTACTCACTTAGAGATAACGACGAAACTATCGTGCCGGCTGCTAACCAAATGGGTAAAGACTTTACCTCTGCTCTAGGAGTCCTATGGTTCTTTTGTAGTCGTTCTCCCGCTAGAGTTATTACTAGCTCTTCCTCTTATACGCAACTAAGCTCCGTACTATGGGGTGAAATACGACGTTTCCGAACGACTTCGAAAATACCGCTACCGATTCACGATAACGACTTACACCTACGTCAATTCAAGTTAGATGGAGAACTAGAAGCTAGAAGTTACGTTCAGGGAATCGTTTCGAAGATACCGGAAACGATGTTAGGACATCACCTAGAACGTGGCCCTAACGGACTTCCTAGAACGCTAGTACTCTACGATGAGGCTTCCTCTATCGGTGACGTATTTTGGGAAGCTAGCGATACGTGGGCTCACCGTAAACTCGTTATTGGTAACTGTCTTCCTTGCGATAACTTCTTCAAGCGTAAATCGAAGGAAGGAGACTTAAAGCGGCTAGGAGATAGACCAGGCTATATCACTAAGGTCATTCGAATACGAGGGGAAGACTCCCCTAACGTTCGCTACGCCCAAGCCGAAATTAAACGAGGTCTAAAGCCTAGTTATACTGACGTACTTCCAGGCGTTCTCTCTTACGAACTATACGAGAAGAGAAGGAAGATATGGGACCCAATTCGTCAAAAGATAGGTCTTGATGCGGAGTTCTACGAAGGAGCGGAGAATCTACTATATCAACCCGATTGGTTAGACCTTTCCGAAGAGTACGCCAAGACCTTTAAGCGTAACTTTAAGACGTTCAATATCACTCGTAGAACGCTAGCCGTTGACCCTGGAGAAGGAGAAGCGGAAACTTCCTTCACTATCGTAGACAAATACGGTATCGTAGAGAAAATTGACGTTAAAACTCCTAACACCGTCAATATTACGAAGATAACGAAAGAGCTTATGAAGGAGTATCTAATAACTCCTAATGACGTCGTATTCGATAGAGGGGGCGGTGGTAAACAAATAGCCGATCAACTACGTGACGAAGGGTACGCTGTACGCTCTATTGGATTCGGAGAAAAGGCTAAACTACCTATTGACGTAGCTACTACTAAAGCCGCTAAGATAGACATCCAAGAGCGTAAGTACGTATTCAAGAATCTTAGAGCGGAAATGTATTGGAACCTTCGTCTAAAGCTTATGCCGATACTAGAAGAAGACGACTTAGGAAATCAAGTTTATAAAAGTCAATTTGGTATTCCCGCTAAGTATATTGAACTACGTAGACAGCTAGCTCCGCTACCTTACTTCTACGATAGCGAAGGTAAGATATTCTTGCCTCCTAAGAGTAAGCCTACGGAAGCTTATAAAGGTAAAACGATTCACGACTTACTTGGTTGTAGCCCAGACCAAGCCGATAGTTTAGTAATGGCAGTATGGGCTTATGAAAATCCCGAAATTTCCCCGATGGCCGGCCAATCTCTCGTTTAGGAGTCAGAGCATTATGAGTAACGAACAAGAACCGTTAGGATATACGATCAACGAAGACGGAAAAATAATTATCAACGAAGAGAACCTTCAACGACTTACGTTGAATTATACGTTTAATCGTATGCGATACATCGAGTCTCTTATTGATCCTAATAAGGACATCTACGGAGAATGCGGCTATCCTAAACCAGGTAGTATTACTCCTCATCAATATAAGGAAATGTTCGAACGTGAGACAGGTAATCGAGTTGTTTGTATCGAGCCTAACGAGTCTTGGAAAGTTACTCCTCTCATCTACGAAGACGAAGACGAAGACGTTGAAACTCCGTTTGAAGAAGCTTGGGAAGAGCTACTTGAAAAGTTCGGGGGAGTTAACTTCTTCGAGAACAAGAAAGGAAGTCCTATTTACGCTCACCTCAAACGAGGAGATATTGTAAGCGGTATAGGACGTTACGGCATCATTCTACTAGGCTTTGACGACGGATTAAAGCTAGAAGAACCTGTACCAGAAAGAGTAGCTGCTATAGAGAAAGGTATTATGCCTACAGGAACGGTTAAGCGTAGGCTTCTCTATATGCAGTGTTACGACGAAACGCAAGCTAGTATCGAAAGCTACGTCAACGATACCGCTAACCCTCGTAACGGCTTACCCGAATATTACACGCTAAATACTAGCGAAACGGAAGAGAATACTAAGACAGTCAATAACGTTAAGATTCATTGGAGTAGGGTTATTCACCTTACTCCTGAAAAGACGACTTCGGAAGTCTTCGGAGCACCTAGACAAGAAGCCGTTTTTAATCGACTTATTGACCTCAGGAAGCTCTACGGTGGTTCGGGAGAAATGTACTATAGAGGAGCTTTCCCTGGTATCGCTCTTACCAACCTTCCGAACTTTAGCGGTCAAATAGATACGGAAGCCGCTAAAGAGCAATTGTTTAACTATACTAACTCTCTTCAACGTTGGTTAGCTATTAGCGGTATTGAGCCTAAGAGCTTAAGCGTACAAGTAGCTTCTCCTAAAGACCAAATAGAATGTCAGCTAGAAGCTATTTGTATTATCAAAGAAATTCCTATGAGAATCTTTAAGGGTAGCGAGAGAGGAGAGCTAGCGTCAACCCAAGATAAAGATTCCTGGGAGGAACGGGTTCAATCTCGTAGAGACTCTCACGTGACTCCTACCATTATTATGCCTTTCATCAATACGCTTATTATCTGCGGTTGTCTTCCTATTCCTAGCGACTCACTTAAAGTAGCTTGGGATACTGAGAAAGAGCTTAACGCTGTTACGGCTTCTACCGTATTGAAGAACTATACGGAAGCTATTAACACTTACGCTAGTGGAGCGGCTAGAGGTCTAATAACTCCTATGAACTTCTTTACGAAGTTCTTAAAGCTCAAACAAGACGAAGCAGAACAACTACTAGACGATATGCTAGAGGAAGAAGAGAACCTAGCTAACGAGGAAGAAGACGTACCGATATTGGGAGGTACGGGAACGACTACTACGGAGCCAGGAGAGGACGTTAATGCCTAGTAACTACCGAACTACCGCTAGAGGAGACGTATGGACGACTTTTGAAGCTACGTCTCCTCAAGAAGCTGCTGTAAAGCAGGCTCAAGCTTGGACCGATTTAGGTTATAAACCCCCATTCTATATTTTCGTTAGTAAGGAAGGAGAAGAGAACGCTAGACTATACGAAGTTAGACCAGAAGGTTGGTCAGCTAACGAAGTTCCTACTTGGGGTTGACGTTTATGAGTGGCTTAAGAGAATGCTACTTCTATATTCAAGCTTACGATGAAAAACAATTTCTAACAAAGAAATTCTTTCACGTTCCTACAGGTAGTTGGACTCCTAACGAAGACTACTGTACTTGGTTTCCTACTAGGCAGGCAGCTACGGCTTACTTAAACGAATTTGGCTTAAATAACATAGCTGAAGTTAGAGTACGTCAAGCTAAATAAGCTCTTGAGATACTAAACATGGCTAAGTCTAAAAAGATTATTCAAAAGAAGCTTAACGTTGACCCTACTCGTACAGTAGCTCTTCGTAATAAGCTAACAAGAGCTATCGAACGAAAGCTAAAAGAGCTTAAGAAAGAGCTTTACAAGTTCTTAGTAGAGCAAAACGGATTAGGGTTAACGGTTAACGCTAGCCCTTACGACTTTCCTAATGACTTAGCTCGAATAGAAGCCTATAAGAAGTGGCTTAAAGAAATGATTGATAAAGGATTACTAGCTACTGATGTAGAAGGTAAGCCTTGGTTAGCGGATTTTATAGAGTCCTCGTACAAGCAAGCGGTAGTACGTTCTTTTGAAGAAGTTAAAGCCGCTAAAGCCGCTCAAAATCCTATACCAGTCAATCCTTCTCCGCTTTCTCCCTTCTACTCGCAAGTATTCGCTGCGCCTATCGAACAAGTAAGAGTTCAGTTACTTTTCGTTAGAGCTTTCGACCAGCTAAAAGGTGTTACGGAAGCGATGGCAGCGGGAATGAGTAGAACGCTGGCTGACGGTTTAGCGAACGGTATAGGCGCAAGGGAAGTGGCTAGGCGACTAGCTAAAGAGGTAGACGGATTAGGAAAGAAAAGAGCTTTAACCGTAGCTAGAACGGAACTAGTTCACGCTTACGCTGAAGGTCAATTAGATACCTTCGAAAACTTAGGTATTGAAGAAGTAGGAGCGGAGATAGAATGGAAGACTGCTGGTGACGCTAGAGTTTGCCCTATCTGTAGAGCTTTAGAGGGTAAACGTTACAAAATTAAAGAGGCAAGAGGGAAGATACCTCAACACCCTAATTGTCGCTGCGCTTGGATACCTTACGTTAATATTGACGCAGCGGTAGCGGCTATAAAATCTCCTGACAAGAAGAAGGTAGCGGAAGGTAAAGCCGTTAGAGCGCAAAGACAACTAGAGAATCTACTACGAACAAAAGAACTTCAAGGAGTAGACGTTAAGAAGTACGGCTTCTTGAAGGGTGTTAAAGCGGTAGACAAGAACGGAACTTTTAAGGGTAAAGACGCTAACGGAAATTGGGTCACGTTCGTTAGTAAAGACGTTACGACTATTTGGACAAAGGAGGGGTCATGAGTCCAGAACTAAAAGAGTTAGTAGGTGATACTAAGCTAACTCCCAGTCAACTATTATTACTTGAGAAATTAAAGGACGGTAAGCGACATTGCCGGCACGACTTAAGGAAGATACTTGAGACGGAAGATTTTGTTGAAGAGCTTAGAGCTAGTAGCTTGAAATTACTTCCTAGCCTTATAACAAACGTTCGTCCTAAGCTTCCTAAGAATCACGCTATTGTTTGCGAATACTGGATGGGGGGCTATTACTACCGTTGGATAGTCTTACTAACTTCGAATACTTACGAGAGAAGCCCTAACAAAGGTAGACCTAAAAAGCTGGGAAATTCTACTAACTAGTTGAAGAATACTATAGTTAATAGTTTGTTTTTATAGTATTTACTTTGTAACCCCATACCCCTAAATTTTAGGCTTTACTACGACGGTAACGTGTAGGAGCTTGGGGATGGGGTTAGATTATGTAGCGATCAACGCTAAAAAGTCTTACAGAATGGACTCGTTATTAGGTGAGAACTATTACGTTGTCCCGATGACGATGATTGTTCCAGGCGTTTTAGAAGGTTCCGACGGTCCGCTACTTTACCCCCAGGAAACGGTAACGGCTAACGTTGGCGATTGGAATGGAATGCCGATTACTAACGGTCACCCCGTTAATGATCAAAACGTTCCTATCTCAGCCCGCTCTCCTTCGGTAGTTAACAACTATTTAGTTGGTTGGGTATTTGAATCGGTAGATAAAGACGGAGCTTTGGCAGCCGAAGCTTGGGTGAGTGAGCGGTTAGCCTTAGATAAGAATCCTCAAATTATCGCCAACATTAAAGCTGGTAAGAAATTTGAACTTTCCACGGGACTATTTAAGGACTTAGAGGTAACTTCTGGCGTTCATAATAACGTAACTTATAACGCCAAGGTTACTAAGATTACTCCTGATCACTTAGCTTTCTTAACCGATAAGAAGGGAGCTTGTAGTTTAGACGACGGTTGCGGGGTTCTCGTTAACTCCGCTCCTGAACGAAATTACCAACCGCTTCTTATCAGTAAAGAGCTTCTTGTTAACGAACTTTCTTTCTCAGACGTTCGTGACGAAATTTCTAAGCTTATCGCTGAGCGTTACTCTACTTCAAGTAGAAGCTCTTACGTTGTCGCTGTATACGACAAGTATGCTATCTTCGAAGACTACCCACGCTATAACAATGACGGAGTTAAGTTGAGTAGCGAACCTACTAAGCTTTACAAAATCGGTTATAGCAAGACTAAAGAAACGGTAACGATTGACGATACCGTTACTGAAGTTAAGTACCAAGCAACTTACGTTCCCGTTACTAACAATTCTCTTGGAGAAGAAAAGATGAAGCTCACGCCAGAAGAGCGAAATGATTTGATCGGTAAGCTAGTCGCTAATTGCGGTAGCTGCGAGGGAGAAAAGAAAACTTTCGAAGCTCTTAGCGACGATACCTTGAAAGCTCTCGTAGCTAACAAGACAGTTGAACCTAAGAAGGAGGAAGTTGTAGCTAACTCCGCTCCGAAAAAGGAAGAAGCCCCAGCGATTTTGTCGTTGGCATCGCTTCCAAAGGAAGTTCAAGAACTAGTCGCTAATGCGAAGAAGAACGAAGAAGAACTTCGTGACCGCTTGGTTAATACCGTTTTGACCGCTAACGAGA